CACCTCACACCTTGTCTTGTTGGATCATTCCGATACTGTATGCTTTACTAAGTGTAGTTTCTGCTTTGAGCGTATATTTTGCGAGTTCTTCTTCTCCAAGCTGGGAAATTTCCTCTTGTGAAAGTTTGGTTATCTTAAATTCAGGAAGTTCTTCTACATAATTCCAAGCCCTTTTGTATTGTAGTTCTCGCAATTCCTCAAAAACTTCTCTGAGCTCACTATGAGGCACGAGAAGTTCTTCTCCTCCAAGGTCATAGACTTGGAATTTAGTTTCTTCTTCCATTTTGACCTTGAGGACTTTTTCCGTGGTGATTTTTAATATGCTATTGAGCTTCATAGTCGTTTTTGATAGAGGCTGAAAGTTTATTGATTTTTTCAATATCATCTTGTCCAAGGGTAAAATTCGCCCCTCCAACTCCTGTTGCCATTTCATCTCCTCCTACTGTAAGTTCATCATAGTTCATAAACTTTCTAATCTCATTTTTGGTAAAGCAACCAGTTGCAGTCAGAATTTTTACGGTTTCAGCGTCAGTTTTTCGTTCTTTAGTATCCACTTTTTTGAGTTGGATTTCTTCTACTTTGCTTGCATATCTTTTATCATCTCCAAAAAGCAGTTGGATTGACTCTAAAATTAGCTCTTGCAAAGGGAATACTGTATTTTTATAAAATGCAGAGAGTGCAGTCGTCGAACTTGCTTTATTGCTATCAGTAGTGTCTAATAGATCATAAGGGATTTGAAATCTCATAGCAATTGACTTCTGGAGGTGTTGCCTATAATTTAGGAAAGCTTCGGTATTGATTTCATCAGAGAGATTCGTTACTGATATTTTTCAAGGAAAAATCATTGTTGAGTGTGCATTTTCCACTCCTTTAGCTTCTTGCTGAAATCGTTCCTTGAGTGCTTCTAGGTCTTCTTCTGCAGTCATTCCGCTTTCATCATTCAGAATTTTTTGCTGAATAAGCCCATTATCAAAATACCCCGTATAGTATTGGTCAATCTGCTTAAGAATAAGAACCTGCATCAATACTGGGTAAAAAAGACTCTTCCCCCATCTTATATCATCGCTTTCCTCTAGCTTAATATGCAAAATTTCCGTTAGATTTGGATTAAACCCACAGCTTTTTTCTCCTGCGTTATACCTAAGTTCCCAAGCTCAAGCTCCACTTGTAGCGTGAATTGCAATCTTTTCCGCCCATTGATCAAAAGGAGTGAAAGCATTGAAAAAACTCTTTTCTGTTCCGTTTTCTTGCACAAATCCACCCCCTTTGATTTGTTTAATGCTTTTTGCTGCTACAGGGTAAATTGCCTGAATTTCTCCTTTTTTATTCCTTGAGATTTCCAAAAAAGCATTCCCATATTTAGCAAGAGATTTGGCGATAAATCCGATTTTTACCATCTTTACAGCTTCTTTGAGGACTGGATCCTCAATATCTCGTCCACTATTGATTCCGAGGGTGATTTTATCTACGATACCAGCAACGATATAACTTCAGTCATAGACCTTGTCATATACGGAGAAATCCTGAGAATAGCTCGTATACCAATCATTCTCTTTCACTTGATTGGAAATCCCTTTTTGGATTTTTTTGATAAGGGTTTTATTTGCTCCAATAAATGGAGATTTAATTTTTAATACCTTCATTCGTGCAGAAAAAAAATAAAAATCAGATTTTCGTCTTAATGTTCGTCTTTGAGTTGTTCATTCTCAAGGACAAGTTCATGATAGAGTTTTTCAAAAAATTCTATATCTAACCCCTGTTTATTTCCTCCGCTTTCTATTCTTCTAAGTGTTCTTTCGCTGACCCCCATTTTATCAGCGAACTCCTTGAAATTCATTCCAAAAATAGAAATCCTGATCAACTTTACTGCTTGTCATGGTAAGTATTCAGATTTCTCGTGCCGTTTTTGTAGAGTCTCAATGTAATAGCTATCTATTGCCAGTCAAAAAAAACGGTAAAGATGGTCTAAGGTTTCTTTTTGGACTCTTCACCCTCTGAGAAGAGAATAAAAGGTATTCCTCGCAATCTTTGTCTCCTTGCTCAGCTGAGAGAGGCTTTTCTTTCTTATATATCTCTTAATTTCATTGATCAGCATTTTATTTCTTTTTTATAAATAAAATCCTATTTCTCTTTTTTTCAAACTCGAAATATTCTCTCATCATAAAAGTATCAGCAAGATCAGGAGACATTCCAGAGAGAAGGTTTTTTTGCTCTTCCTTCCCATTTATCTGTTTTTTGCCGTCTTTATCTGCATTTTTCCTCTTGATTGCTCTAAGCTGCTTTTTGAGGAGGTCTTTGATTTTATAGGTTTTCCCTCCTACGACGACATAATCTCTCCTGACTCCATCTACTTGCACATTATTGAGCGAAATTGAAACCTTCCCCTCATTGGTCCTGTAAGCAGTGCGGTAATAGCACTGTGTCTTGAGGTTTGCGTAGTTCTCTTTAATCTTTGTATTTGGGTCTTCTAATACTGAAGCTCAGCCTGAAAATCAGACATACCCTCCCATATCTACCAGCCCTCCACCAATTCAGTCTTGATCTACAAGCACTCTTGATTTTTGAACTTTATATTCTGCTCTAAGCTGCTCTATGCTCTCGTGAAGTGTAGTCATTGCTGACTTAGTTCGGATACAGATTGCGGAGCATTGCCGTCCCTTTCGGAGGAATATCACGGCTAAATCCCTTCCAAATCTAGCCACATCGCAAGTGATATAGTAGTCTTCAGATTCCTCTACATAATTGGAAAATAAATCTTCCAATGCATGATGTTCATAAATACAACTATTATCAATGGAGATATTCCAGTTTCCATCAAGAAGTTTGCTCTTTTCTTCCTCGTCCTGAGCGAGGAGGTTTGCCAGATATGCGGGATCTTTTTCCAAAAGTGCTTCGTTCTCGTAAATATCTCCCTCAATGAAAGTGAACGACTTAACTAAATCCTCAATTTCTCCCTTAGCTAGCACTTCAGGAGTAAAGATATGAGGACACTTTTTTACTACTTCTTCCCTTGTATCCCCTCGGACGATATTGCTATTATCTACCGTAAAATATCTAATCACACCGTCCCTTTCCTTGATGATATATCAAGTCTCAGGGTCTACTCGCCATTCAATAAGCTCCTTAACCCAACTATCAGGGTCAGGGTTGCAAGTCGCTCTGATATACGGTCTTACTCCACAAGTTGATCTATTTCTAGAAAGTAAGTAAAAAAACTGCTTCTTTGTAAAGTGTGTCAATTCATCAAATCCAATGAACGGCACATTGGTTCCTTGTCGCTTAAAGATGTCTTTCTCCTGCTCCAAGTGGGTAAATTTGATTTTGTTTCCATTTCCAAACTCTCGAGAAAGATCGTGTCTCTTTGGATCTCCTCATGCAAAAGGATAAAAACTCATTGCCGTATCTCGGAGACCTCATTCATTGGTAATCTGCGGAGTTTCCCTACGGAAAATCACTCCTCCAAATCAAGGAACGGTGGTGAGATATCTGAGCGGATCCATCAATATTGCAAAAGTCTTTCCAGCACCAGCCTTTCCTCCTCCCACGACAATATCTGCAGGGCAAGAAAGAAATTTCATCTGAAATCACTCCTGAGGTCTGATTGCTATTTTTTCGGTCATCTTCAGTTATCAGGAATAAAAATCTGAACTGGATTCTCTGCATCTCCTTTGAGAGTGGTTTCCTGTTTATCCTTAAAGTCAGGATCAGTTCTCTTGAGATATTCAATTGCTGCTCTTCGGTCGCCTTTTATTCCTGCATGGATAAGTGTCTTTTTACAGCTGAGTTTTGGGTAGACTTTTGCTGCATTTATTCTGCTAATAAAATCTTCTTGCATTTCCCTAGTAAAATTGTCAGAAAACTTCCTCTCAGGGTTAATCCAATCGTAATAAGTCTCCCTACTAATTCCCGCATAAGCACAGGCATCAGTATCGCTTCAAGCACAGCGAAAAGCCTCCTCGAGTTTTCTGACAACCTCCTCTGTAAATTTACTCGGACGACCTCCCTTATTTTTTTGCTCAGTTTCCTTGCTTTTTGTTACTTTTTGACTGGGTTTTCTTGTGGAGGTCAGGTTTTTTGTCTGCTTCGCCATGATCTTCAGGTTTTTTTGATAAAAATTCTATTGGGATACATTCAGAGAAACAGCCTCCAATAATAACCCAAAAATGAATAGCTCAATATACAATATCTATATCAAAAATTTCTGCTTCCTTTCCTTTGTGGATTCAGTCTATAACAAGCACAATCTCTCATTTTTTGAATGGGATTGTCGCTATGGGATTGTCGCTATGGGATTGTTTGGTCTGTTGCATAGCAATCATGGTAAAAAGATTAAAAAATCTGATTCAGATCGAGGTCACCTCTATTGAGGCAGGTAATCTCTCTTTTTGTAATCCTCTTATACCTCTTCAGGATGACCTCTACATACTTCGGATCCAACTCAATGTTAAGACTCAACCTTCCTGTCTTTTCGGCTGATATCAGCGTTGTTCCGCTACCAGCAAAAGGCTCTAAAACTAATTCTCATTCTCTGCTAGAATTGAGGATTGCACGCTCTACCAATTCTACTGGCTTCTGCGTAGGGTGTTCGTAATCCTGGACTGGGTGTCTTTTTTGAGTTCGTATCGTAGTGAAGCCTTCAGCTTCCGCTTCTTTTGCTCTCTTGATCGCTTGCAAAATCTCTTTATCGCTTTTTTTATATCGTTCGGGATTATCTCGCACGGTCTCCTCATAAATCTCGCTTCAGTATCGTGGGATTTCTTGCCCTTTCTTTTTTGCATAGAAGAAGGGTTCATGCTTGCTCTTATAAGAGGCTCAGATATGGTTGATACTGGGCTTATTCCAAATCAGTTGAGAAATGATCTCAATCCCTGCTCCCATCATTGCTTGTTCAAATCGCATCTGTGTCCTGCTAGCATGGAAGATATACATTGGAGCAGACTCTTTCGTGGCTGTAGTAATCGCATTGAATACATCCTCTAAAAACAATATAAAATGCTGATCAGACATA